TGACGTTCCTGCTGAACGCCTGGTACACGCGCGAGCGGAATATGCGCGAGCGGGAGCAGAACACCCGCGAGCAGATGCAGGCCGACATCGAACGCCAGTTGGCCGACCTCGAGCGTCGCGAGCGGGAGCTGCGCCTCGAGCAGCTGCTCGCGAAACTGCAGGCCCCTGAAGTGGCTGCTTGACCCGCAACTAATACTGTGCCGGCCAGCCGCCGGCGCGCAACTCGAAAGGGTAGAACGTGAATTTCATCGAAGACGCAAGAAAGCAGTTCCCGAAACTCTGGTCGGTACGCTTCGCGCTGCTGGCCGCCATCGCATCGGCCATCGAGGCCGGCATGCACCTGTACGCCAGCGGCACCGCGCCCATCCTGGTGGTGGCCGCTGGCCTGACCTCGCTCGGCGCCGCGATCGCGCGCGTCGTGGCACAACCGTCGGTGACCGGCAATGGTTAAGAGCGCACCCACCCAGCGGCGCGGCCTGGTCGCGCTGGTCGGCGCCGTGGCCGCGACGGCGCTGCTCAGCTTCACGCCCGCGTTCGAAGGCACGGAGCTGTCCACTTACCGCGACATGGGCGGCGTGCTCACGTACTGCACCGGCGCGACCGAGAACGCGGCCTGGGGCAAGACGTACACGCCCGCGCAGTGCCGCGCCCAGCTCGATCGCGACCTGGAGCGGCACGCCGCCGGCATCGCCACGTGCATCCCGCTCGCGCGCCTGACCGACGGCCAGAAGGTGGCCTTCGTCGACGTGGCCTACAACATCGGCGTGAGCGGCTTCTGCGGCTCGAGCATGGCGCGGCGCACGAACGCGGGCGACATGGTCGGCGCATGCAACGCGCTAATGGCCTGGAACAAGATCACTGTCTGGCGGCCGGTCATCGGAGAGGGCGGCAAGCCGGTCAAGGATGCGCGCGGCAAGGTGGTGATGCGCAAGGTGCTCGAGGAAGTGCGCGGCCTCACGCGTCGGCGCCAGGCCGAGCGCGAGCTGTGCTTGAAGGGGTTGCCATGATCCCGGTGCGGTATCGCGCGCTGGCGGCCGGCCTGGGCCTGCTGCTGGCGATGGCTCTGGCCGGCGCCGCCGGCTGGTTCACGAACGGCTGGCGGCACGACGCTGAGATCGCCGAGCTGCAGCGCGCGCACGCGGAAACCATGCGCAGCCAGTCGGAGCTGGCGCTGACCACGCTGCAGGCCGACGCCTCGCGCATCACCGAGGCGGCCACCGAGTTCGCCGCCATTCAATCCACCTTGGCGCCGCGCATGTCGGCGCTCACCAAGGAGCTGCGCAATGCGAAACCTTTGCCTGCTGGTTGTGTGCCTGACGCTGACCGCGTGCGCAACCTCGACGCCGCAATTGAAGCCGCCAACAAAAGCATCCCTCGATAGCGCGCTGGCCACGCCATGCCCTGCAGTCGAGCGGCCTGGCGCCGAAGACTACGACGCGTGGCAGGTCTGGGCAGTCGAGCTACTGCGTCAGTATGCGGAGTGCGCTGCTCGTCATGCGAAGACGGTGCAGGCCTGGCCCGTATCATCGTAATGTAAGTCCCGAGAGATTCCGTAGCGTTCCAACTAGTGCTTGACGTCTCAATAATGACGTGTGTTAAGGTTAACTAACTTTCACTACGGACACGTAACATGGCGACGAAGACAAAAATTCGACAATACCTAGACGCACTTCGTCAACGGCAGATAAACTTCCGCGAATTAAATGCTGTACTTCGGTCTCAAGATATGCCAACCGCTACTGGATGGGATAGACTCATCCCTAAATTTGAAGCATTAGCAGCCGATGTTGATATAGATGCTTATGAGAATGTGCTGAAATTGCTATATCGAAATCATGTTCTTTATTCGGAGAGAGCAGTCGTAGTTTTCCAATTTCCCGACGGTGAACTTGCACCGATGTTAAGAAATTTGGATTCTTGGGTGGATTCGACCAGCAGCTTTGCTAAGGCGTTTCCGTTTCCAGTCAAGGAAGATGCATTACGAGCGCTTCCGTCTGACCCGGTCTATACGATGCTTACAAAAAAAACGCGTGAGATCGGAGGCGATGCACTGATTGCTTGCAGTAAGCGTTACGTTCGCTCTCGTGAAGTAATCGAGTACTCAGATTTTCCTAAAGAAGTGCTGACGGCATTGGCCGGATACGACGAAATTGTTGGCATCAAATCGAAGTTCGTTCAGGCTTTTGACAGTATTATTTTTCTTCCTGACGAAGATCGGATTGTTTTGACAATTGATTTGTGTGGGAATTTGAGTTTGCAGGACGTTGGTCGCGCAGTTCTTGTTCATATCGAATTACTAAACGAACGATTTTCCTCTGCTGGATTTAAGGGTAATGTTTCTGATTTGCGCTTAAACTTTTTCCCGATGATTTCTGCTTTGTATTCTACCAAGGATGGCGTTGTTGAGCGTATTGGTCATGTAACGACTTCTGGCTCGAATAAGAATGAAAGGATGAGGGCTAGGGACAGTGACTTACGGTTGGAGCCTTACCATAAAGAAGGTCTAAAAGCAATTCTTGGCGGGACCGATTTATTTTCTATCGGGAAGCGATGGGACGGTGGAGGATATACAATCGGCCTTGAAATCCCAGGCACGCATAAACAAGCCGGCGATCCAGATGCAGTGATTCAGGTCGCTATATTTGATGGATGTCGTAACGGACTTGATTTTAAAACGGTCCTAAACTACTTGGTGCAATGAATGCTCTAACTTTAGAAGATGCAGCTGCGCGCATAACGTCGGATTTGTCTACTTCACCGCCGGTAGCCGAAGCTTGCAATCGCGTTTTAGAGTGGCTGTTCAATCAGCCGCGAAGCGCTCGCGCACACGTGTCGTTGCAGCGACTGGGTATCGCTGCTGCAGTGACCGATGTTAGCGAACTTGCGCCGGTAATCCGCTATCTGACAGGTGCCCGCGTTCCACTTTTCGACATAGCCTACGAATTCGTTGACGGCGAAACTATCGAGCGAATCTCGGCGGATGAAATTCGTGACGCTAAAGTGACAGGCGAGTTCTGTCATCCTTTAACTGGCGAAATTGTGAGCGACTTCGAGTCCAAAGTAATCGTCTACTTCGCAGTAAGTGAAGCGGCAGCTAACTTCGGTGAGGTACGGCGATGAAGCGTGTTGCGCTGGATGAGAATGTTGCTTTTACTTTAAAGCAACTTAGGGCTTTGTCTCCTGAGCTAGCCGCCGCGTTAGATAGAGGGTATACCGAGAGATACGACTTTTTCGTTGATAATCTTTATGACGATCTTGACGAGGTAATGCAAATTATTGAAAAGGGACGGGACGTTAGAGCCACAGATTCAGAAGACAGAACGAGTGAAGAAATCGTGAGTTACTTGCTAGGCCGTGGATATGACGCAAGTGCCAATTCACACCAAAGTGGACACTGCGATATAACTGTGCAGAATAAAGTCGGACTGCTTTGGCTCGGCGAGGCAAAAAAACACAGCGATTATGATTACCTCTGGAAGGGGTTTAACCAGTTAGCAACCCGATATTCGACTGGCACATCGACTTCAGCGGCGGGTGGGATGTTGATTTATATTCGTACCCAGAAGCCTGGTAGCGAAGTTATTTCTGAATGGCGAGAGCGACTGAAAGATCAAGCCCTTCCTTCATATGCGGAGTCAGATTGCAGCAGGCGCCCAGGATTGTCTTTTTATTCCGAGCACAAGCATGAGGTTTCAGGACTTCAGTACAAAATACGGCATATGGGAATCTTGATGAAATTTGAGCCAAAAGACGATGGCGCGAAGCTGAAAAAAAGTTGAGCATCACCTGTGAAGTTTCGGCATTTCTCAGATCAAATGGGTATTGAGTTCAGGCTCGAGCAAGGAAGCAAGGCGCGCTCCCAAAGCTCGCCACGCTTCTCGTTTCTCTTCGGCATAATCGTGATGTAAATAATGCCGGCGCACTTTGCTACCACTGAGTACATGGTTCTGGCAACGGTCGATCGTGTCAAGCGGCACGCCGAGTGCCTGCATCATCGTGGCGCCGGTTCGGCGTAGGTCATGCGGCGTCCAATCGCCTGCCTTGCCGCCGGCGAGAACGAGAGTATCGTCGCATCGCCGGTTTTTCATCGGCTTGCGCGCGCCACCGTCCTTCGATTTTTTGAACATAGACTGCCGATCGCCGATTTGCTTCGTTATGGATTTCGTGCCGATGTGCGATTCTTCATTGGCAGACGGGAAGCACCATGCCGAATGCCCGGTAACAGTGTGGAGCTGCTGGAACTGGGCGAGCGCGAACTGTGAGAGATAGACTCGCATGTCGGCCACGCTATCCTTCACGTTTTCCTTTGGAATGAACCACTCGCCGCCCGCCAGGTCGACGTCGTTCCATCGAGCCATGCTCAGCTCGCCGACGCGGCACAGCGTCGATAGCATGATCCAGATCGCGCGTTGCGTAGGCTTTGCCAGAGGCCGGCGCGCCCGGCGTTTGTCGGCCGCATTCGCGAACTCGACTTCTCCGAGCCGCAGCAGGTCGCGCAGCTCCGTGATTTCAGTCGACGACAAGACGCGGTCGCTCTGGTTGTGCATGTCGTAATCGGCCGACACGATCTTCTCAATCTCGATCAAGTCCATCGGATTTCCGTCCGTCATGAGCTTGCGCCACGGCTGGCGCTTCTGAGCCCAGGCGAACATCTGCACCAGACTACTGTACAAGATGACTGCAGTTCGATTCACGCCGCGGTCAACCTGGGCACGAAGCGCATCGCGGATTTCGTGCTCGGTCAGCACCTTGACGCCGGTCGCGCCTATGGCCGGCACCACGTAGGCGCCAAACATGCGTTTGAGCTGTGCATTGCCGTCCTTCCGCCGCACTCCATCTTTGACCCAAGCGTCGAACATATCCTTGACCGTGAGTTCCCCTACGCGGGCGACCTCGATCTCGACAAGCTTCGCTGCTACCGCCTGCTGCAGCTCGTGGCGCGCCACCTTCTTATCGGCGCTTGGATCGATGCCGGCGGCCACCTTCGAACGCGCTGCGTCCCGCGCCGCCCGGATCGCGGACAAGCTGTCCGATGGCCAGGTGCCGCAGGAATGGTCTTTCGATTTTCCGTCGAAGCGGTACCGGTAGTAAAATGAAAGCGTTATCGCGCCTGTCGTTTTTACCCGCACGCGGCCGAGCAAGCCGCCTTCGTCGCGCACCGTGGTGCCGGCCTGATCAGGTCGAATTGCCTCAAGTGTTCTTTGTGTCAGCTTGGCCATTTTTCGATGCGCGGGGTAGGGTGAAAAGGTTTTTACCCCTACAATTACCCCTACAGTTTGTCTGGCTCGTATGGTACAGCTTGGGGCGACGTGGGACAACGCGAATTTTCAGGACCTTGATATGAAAGGTAAAAATCCGGTTATTGGGATTTCTCGGGATTTCGTGGAACGCTGTAGAAATTGCATGGGGTGCACGGGGTCGGAGGTTCGAATCCTCTCGCCCCGACCAATAGATTCAAGTAGTTACGGCGAAAGCCGTAGAGAACAGCAGCGCCGGGA